AGGTGAGAAGTTTAGAAGAGATTTACATAATATTCTTACAGAAAAAGGGTATGAAGAATCTCAAGCGGAACTTCACAAAGAAACTGACAAAGAAATTTGGGGGGATAAGTAATGATAAAAATAGCTTTCATGATTTTACCAAGACAGGATAAATTTGAGGATACATTCTTGCAGTCAGTAAGAATTGTTTGTGATCAACTATTGTTACATTTTGATGGTTGCACTTATTACGAAGTCAAGGGCAGGTCTGTTACAGATCCTAGGACTTTATCTTGTGTCAAAATTGAAGTTGCAGTTGCAGAGAAAGATACAAAAAAATTTCTTTCTGTCTGTGAGTTTGCACAATTGGCCATTGGCTGTAAGCAACTAATGGTTCAACTGCCTAGCGGTGAAATTCAATTCTTAGAAGCATATTAGAGGGGAAAGAAAATGACTAATTATAAAGTAGGAAATATATTTGTTTTAAAAGGTATGAAGCATGGGAAGGAATTTCAGTCCTATGCTTTCAACTATAAAATGAAGTGTAGAATTACAGGCCAGTATCCTGACAAGTATTCTAGAATGACCAATCAAAATAAGTCTGAACTGGAAGCTAAGAGACAGGACTTAATTAATTCTTTGGATAGTTACAATCAACTATATGCCGAGGGTAAGTTTGAAAGTGTAGCTGATATGGCCATAGAAGCCAGAAAGATGGCGGTAGGTCGTAAAGTGAATGGCATTAGTGAAAGAACCAAGGACAACGATGTAAGGCACATTAAGCTACATTTAAATCCATTCTTTGGTCAGAAGCCAGTTAAGGATATTACAACTGGTGATGTAAACTTATTTGTCAATCATCTGGCCGATAAGAATAAGTCTAAGAAACTTATCCTTCATTGCCTCAGTACCCTTAATATGGTTTTTAAATATGCCATTGATAAAGGTTTCATTGTAAACAATCCTAACAATTCAAACAGTAGAATACAGGTCAGGGGTGAAGAGAATCAAAGGGGCGGATATTCTGAGGCCGACATAACTAAATTACTTCGAGTAAGGACAAGTTTATATATGGAGTGTTTTATTAATCTGGCCACCTTCACAGGCCTGTCAGCTAACGAATTACAGGGTTTAAAGTGGTCTGACGTAGACTTTGACAACAACCAATTACTTGTAGCTAGAACTGTCGATAACAAGGGTAATGAGCAAAAAACTAAGACTAGTTTCAGAAAAAGAGTATTGGGTTTGCCTTCCGAGTTTAGACACAAACTAAGAGCATACTTCAGGCAGTTAAATTCTGAAAGGTTTGGAGATACACTTAATGACCCAATTTTTCCAAGCGAAGCAAGTATTAATGATGGATACAACAGGGAGCCATTTTGTCAGGATCAAATGAGAAGAACACTTAGAATTATTTGTAAGAATGCAGGTGTTGAATATCATGGCATCGGTGGCTTTAGAAAGTATTTCAATACTTCTTTGATAGCATTAGTACCGCCACATATCAGGAAGGCCAGAATGGGGCATAGTAAGCTATCAAATACTGCCGAGACTAATTACACATTAGTTGATCTTGAACAGGCTAGAAGTTCATCTGAGGCCGATGAATTGTATAGAAAATTAACGTAATTCTTTTTCTTCAAAACATTCGCCTAAAACAATATTTTGCCAGATTGGTTTTTCTCTAGTTCTATAGTGTAAAAATCTGATCTGGCATTCTCTTTTGGTTTCAAACTCCCACCTAAATTTATGAGTATAACAAGCCTGTTTAGGCTCACCATTTACTATCCAAGCAGAACAAATTAATCCTATTGCCTTAAACATCAGGCGGTCACTCTATGAGGCCTCATTGCCCTTACCTTCAATTCATTTTTCATTTTGCCAATTGTATTTTCTACATACCTTTTTTCTTTTGATACTGGGTGATTATAAATATAATCATCGGAATGCGGATGGTCTTTTTTTAATTTATCTTGGTATGTCTTCATACTTCTAATAAATAATTCTATTTCATGATTTGATATTTTTAAGTGTGACATAATTAATCTATCTCCGTTTTTTTTAATACATCGGTACTTTTACGAATGTACCTGCCATAATCTTTTTCCTTCAATGCCCTCGGATCATCTTCAAATTTATATTCCTCTGGGTCTAATTCAGAAACTGTATAACAAACTGGACAGCGAAATTGATTCTGTTCAGCCATTGGGTTCATTTTCACTTTGCACCTTAGACACATTTTTTCTAACATATTTCCTCACCTTACAAGCTAGTTCACCGCCAAGAGCAGAGAACCCTATTAAATCTATCCAATTATCAACTTTTTTATAATCGTTTGCAATCCTAGAAATTTTCTGTAGCTGATTTAATATAGCTACGTCATGAGGCTTTAGAGGGTCTTTTTCTAAGTCTCTACCCTCTAAATATGTTTGCCAGAACTTAGCAGTCCTGCCGAAGTTTATTTCGGCATCACCATAAGCCTTTTGCCGATCACCTGTAATGAGTGATCCTGCCTTCTTTAAAAAGAAAGTTCTAGAAAGGGATTTCATCGTCTACAATCTTTTTAACTTCTTCTTTTTTTTCAACTGGCTTAGTTTCATCTACTTTAATTTTACCTGCCATCCAATTGTCATTTTTGTTGTAAAGGTTTGCCCATAAAACCTTGCCATTATCAAGAACTATTTTGCAACTCCAGTCGCAATGCCAGTCCTCAGTCTTTTCATTTTTATTTATGGATACAGTAAAATCATCTGTACCATATTTGATTAATTTTTTTTCTTCCATTTTACTTCCTTTCAGTTAATGCTTTTTTTCTGTCACTAAATAGTTGAATTACTTTATCATCCTCTGGCTTATGTTTAGTCCAAAGTTTTTGCAATTGATCTAAATCAGAATTATTAATTTTCTCTTTAAGTTCATCAAAAGATAAAGGATCTGGGTCTCCATCTTTATTGAGGAGATTGGAAGACCCAGACTTAGAAGACTTAGTTTTTTTACTAGTGTCTTCTTTATTTGAGGCTTCGTTAGCATCGTCATCGTCATCGAATAGATACTCAGCGAAATCTTTTTCCATTTTTGGATCAATTGTTATTACATCAAGCATTGTAGCACCAACTATCCTTCGATAATAAGTCATAGCTGAAGAAAAAGCCTGTGGATCATTTTTGGCTAGTAATATTGGTACTCTGGATACTTCAGTTTGGCCTGTCGGTATATGAACTAACTTAGCAATAAAAATTGATTTTAGTTCACCATTCATCTCAATAAAATCTATATTGCTCTGTAGAACTAAATCAAACTTAATTGAATTATCGATACACCTTTGAACATGAGGAAGTTTTGCATATGTTGCACCCTTCAAAAAGGAATTTTTCTCAGTTTTTAACAAATACCTTTTTGCTTCCTTAATCCATCTTTGTTTGGCCTCATAAAAGCCGATCTGAGGTAATGGCTCGTTACCTAAACCATCAACCATTTTAGTCGTAATGTTTCCTATTTTTTCCATATTTCTACCCTTTTACTTCCATTTTTTTGTACTTTAATTTTAACACCATGCCCAAAACATTCTTTTGCATTGTCAGGCACTAGTTTTTTAAGACCATCACAGGCCTCTTTATATATTCTGTTTGCTCCATCAGTTTGAATAATTTGATTAGCAAATTGCTTCCACTTTTCATCCTGCTCCATACTTATTGGAATCAGATCACCTTCTGGTACAAAGTCCTGTATTGAAGGTAAATCGACTGGATCAAAACCATGAACCACACAATTATGAAAATAGTTACCAACTTCAATTAATTCTTTTTGGTAATCTTTATCTATTTTCATCTCTTCAAGTAATGGTTTATCACCTGCTTTTATAAAAGATAACAGGCCATACTTAACTGGTCTTTTTAAATACTTTTCAAGTAGAAAAGCATTCCAATGCAATTGCGGTGAATAATATTTCATAAGCCTTGGAATTACATCCTTGTACTCTTCGCCTTTTTTTGGCCTACCAAAAGTAAACTTGGCATCAATGACTGCAACTGCACCCTTATAAGGCTCAATTGCACCATCAATTGTACATCTCATAAAATTATATTTTTTTTCTTTTTCGTCTGTAACTTTTTCACCATCAATAACTTGTTGTCTATGCCTGATAAGAAAGTCATTTTCCATTTCCTGCCATTCTAAATTAGCAGTCTCTGTAATATGCCCCATAATGACAGGCCATACCTTCGTCAAATCATCTGGCGGTAGCTGATTAGTTTTTTCTTTGTACAGTTTAAAAACTTTCTCAGGATCGCCATCAGCTAAAATACAGATGTCTGTACCTGTAACTTTTAGCTTACGTTCAGCTAAGTTTTTCTCAGATAGCTGAAATTGTTTAAAGTAATCTTTCATACAATCTCCTCAATAATTTTCAACAGAATATACTACAAGGCATAATTAATCAAATTTTTTTTCAGTTGATTAAATTTTATTTTTCATATTAATATATGCCTTAAACGAATAAAGGGGATAAATTTACATGAAATTAAGTGCATATATGGTTGAAAAAGGCATCAGGCAGGTCGAATTAGCACGACTGTTGGGTGTAAATCAATCATCGGTTAATAAGTGGCTCTATCAAAAAGGTTTGCCTTCTGGTAAGCATATGATAGAGATTTATAAATGGTCAAATGGTCAAGTTGCATTAGAGGATTGGATACATGGGAAAAGCATCAAGGGATAAAGGTTACAGGACTGAAAACAACCTGAGAAAACAGGCCTTACTTCATGATGATATTGAGTGTTACCGAGTTCCATTAAGTGGTGCTACAAATGTAATGAAGGGTGATTTAATCCTTAATAAAACAGGCGGTGAGAAGTGGCACATTGAAGTTAAATGCAGGGCAAGTGGCTTCAAGGAAATATACAAGTGGATTGATGGTCATGATGCATTGATTATCAAGTCAGACAACAACAAGGCCTTAATGGTCATGGATTATGATGATGCCTTAGAACTTATTGCAGGGCGAAGTTAATGAGTTTGAGGGCGGTTGCATGGTGTATTGAGTTGTCTTTACCCAGTCCTATGGAATGGCAAATATTACTTAGAATCTGTAACCATTATAATGACGTATCTAAATTTGCTTACCCTTCTCAGGATAGGCTTGGTAAACAATGCCAGATCAGAAGGGAAAATGTAAACAGGCACATTCAAAGTCTGGCTTCCCAAGGATTAATTGAGATAGTTAAAGAGCCAAATAAGGTGAATAAATATCGACTGCCTATGCTTGAGAAGTATGTGACGCAAACGTCACTCCCAAAAATGGATGTGACGCTATCGTCACACGAAGATATAATATATAATATATCAGATGATATTACTTTATCTACTAATACATCTAATAACTATAAAGTAGATAAAGGCGATACCGCCTACTTAAATCCAAGAGATAAATTATGGAAATTATATTTACCTTGGTTTGAAAAACAGAAGACAGCCATAAAAAATTCAAGACCATTTTTATCCAAGCTGATCAATGTAGCTAGTAATGATAGAAAAGATAATATGGATGATGCCTGTGATGAATTATGTCAGGTATTCAAACATTGTACCGAGAATGAAAAATATAATCTTTCAGAATATTTGATGGCTAGTGCGAAGTCGATTGCTAAGAAAAGTAGGCCAACAAAAGAATTATCTCAGCAGGGCAAAGATATGATTGAAGACTGGATTGATAGGATTTACAGGAAAAGCAAGACTGATAATAGATTAATTGGTGAAGACTGGGATAAGATCAGGGAAGCATTTAGAGATGCTATGAGAAATGGAACAACTGAAATTTATACTGTAGATGGCAAACCATTGACAACCAGAGGCTTACAAGAGTATTTTTTAATAAAATGACAGGTAAAGTTATATATGAATAAGCTATATGACAATGGATTAACTGATGAGCAACAAAAGTTAGTTGATGAAAGATATGAGGCAATGCTTTCAATTATTAAAAAAATAAATCCAATGGCTTATGAAATGTTAAGAAAATCAGAACCTTTAGAAGGAAAAATTTTATATGCTGATAAGTTCGGTAGACCTCCAAATGTAAAAAAATATATACAAAATCAATTAGATATGTTTGATGAAAAAGAAAAAGAAAAAATATAATATTCGTACTGAACGAGTATTACCAACACCTGAGTTTCTAAAGAAGCATGAAGTCATTGAAAAGCAGACGAATAGAGCAGGTGAGAAAAGATTATATGTTACCGATCAATTGTGGATTGATACCTACTACAAGAAGGATATTATCAATTATGATCAACACCAGACAGCCATTAGATTTTTATCCTTGTTTAAGAGGGCAGGAAGGGTGCAAAAGGTTACCATGAGTTTTAGTAAGGAAAGAATAGATAAGACTTATGCAGAGACCTTTAATCTCAGTTCAGAAGCATTTGCAGATTATAATAAGATAAAAAGATTGATGGGTAGTAGAAGTTTTGATTGTGTGCAGGATGTTATTTGTTTCAATCTATCAGCTAAAGAATGGGCAATAAAAAACAGCCGAAACGTAAAAGCCTCGGCTGAGATATTTAGATTAAGTCTGGATGACCTAGCTGATGCATTTAAGAGTTTAAAATCCTAAAACCATCTTCTCCAATTCTAGTTTGCTGATGCCTAGACTTGATAGCTACATCAACTTTAGCCATTTGAACACGATGAGAGTTCATTTCTCTTTTTAGTTTTCTAAGTTTTTTTAGATCTGGATTATCCTTCTTGGCTTCAAGATTGTGATGTACTTCAGAACATTCATGGTTCAATAAATGCCACCTGCGAACAATCATTAATTCTTCATAATCAAGTAACTTCTTCATGATATCACCAGAATAAACCAAAAGAAAATCCAACACATGGATATGCCAAGTGTATATATAATAAGTTCGTAATAGTTCATAACATCTCCTCTAATTATGTCTTGAAGGAATATTAATTGCATTATTATTAAATTACAAGAAAATTAATTTGACATAAAGAACTTTTGAATTTACTGTTTTTTACAAGATGGATTATTGACGATTGCTTCCGATGCCTTAATTGTAATTTGATATAACCACTTTCGCTTGATAAGGTCAGATTTTTATCTGGCCTTTTTTATTGGGATGAATTATGCCACGAATGAATGATGAAAAATGGAAAGAGTTCCTAGCTAGAATTGGTGAAGGAAGATCTGCAAGGGATGTATGCGGTAATGATAAAGATATGCCTTCATGGAGAATAGTTTCAATTAAATTAAATGATGATAGTTTGTTTGCTCAGAAGTATTCACTTGCAATGGAGAATAGAGGGCAAGTATATGCCGATAAGATTAGTGATATCATTAATCAGGTAGTCGAAGGAA